TGCTCAAGAAGAAGCAGAGTTAAACGCAGAGTTATCACGTATGGAAGGTGGTATGGCTGCTGCATCTGCTCGCGCTCAAGGCACAGCCTCATTGATAAGTGGATTAGGTGACGCAGCTAAGTTTGGTTATGAAGCTGGTCTTATAGGTGGGGATTAATAATGGCATTACGAATACCAAAATACACATCGCAGCTTGCTCCTACTTCAGATGCCCCTGGTAGATCTATAAGTGCAAGAATGTCTCCTAGCGCTGTTGCTCAAGCAGAGCTAGCTAAAAGCGCACCAGCTTCAGCGCTTATTCAATCAGTCGGTGCATACGCTAAGATGCGTTACAATGCTGAACAAGAGTTGTTGTTAAATGAAGGACTTCTAGAAGCAGAAGAAGGTATACGCCAGGCAGCGTATGATCTAGAGCGTGAAAAAAAATTAAGTAATGTTTTTGGTGGTGACAATATGTGGAAATCGCAAACAGAAGATTTGCGTACACAAGTGTTAGATAAAATTGGAACTAACAGGTTCACACGCCAAAAGTTTATGGATCGTTTTGATCAAATGGAACTTACTAGTAGGTTTCAATTAAAAGACGTTATTGACACTAAGATAGAAGCAGCGGCGCAAGCTAGTCTTGCACGTAGACAAGAAAATATAGTAACAGAGCTTTCGCAAGTTGGTTTTAATAACTCAGGTGCAATGATTGATTCATACAATCAATTAGTTAGCGGCATTCAAAGTGATATATCTACAGGTGTTAAACAACAAAGATATAGCGAAACTGGTGCAACAATAGCTACATCAAAAATGAAAATTGATATAGCTAAAAATGTTGTAAGTGCTTACGTGTCTACAACGCCAAGTTTTGCTTTAGGTTTACTAGAAGCTTTAGAAGTTCAAGATTTATTAAATGCTGGAATGGAAGTTGATGTTGAGGACAGGCCAAATGTTCCTGGTGGATCTTATGCGTTACACACACTGCAAAACATACCAAGAGATGAAGCGCTTAATATAATTAAAGATTCATTAACTGAGGCTGCTGCTTTTCAAAAAGTACGTGATGACGCGCAAGAAAAAAACGAAAAAGCAAATGAAGAATTGTTAAAATCACAAAGTGCAGATCTTGATGAGTTAATGCTTACAATCGATCCTTTAAAAATATTTTCTTTAGAAGACGCGCAAACAGGAACTGAAGCAATTCTTGGAGCAGGTTTTGAATTTAATACAACAGATACAGGCAGAGTAAGTGGTGCTGAAATACTTACTCAATTAAGACAATGGGCTTTTGGAAATCTTGATGTAACAGAACAAAAAAACAAATTTTATTTAGCAAGAATAAATGGTGCAGATTTACGTCCTACAATATCAAATCCAATGACAATGGAAATATTAGCAAAAAAAGAAATACTAGGAACTTTAACATTTAATGATGTTGATAATGCTAGCGCTGTTTTAACAACTAACGATCAATTGCGTTTTTTCTCAGCAGTTAGAAATAATCAAGATATTGGCGTAAATAAAGCTAAAAATAACATAAAAAATGCAATGAGATACGATGCTAACTTATTACAAAATATGGATAAAGACGCTGCTGCAAAAATAACTAATGAAATAAGTAACATATATAGGCAACTTGATACTGAGGTTGACACACGTAGGGCTGCTGGTGAACCTATGACACAACAAGAAGTTATTAATTTAGGTAATAAATTAATTTCTGAAGCTCCAGGTATTAAAGATATACTTGATGAACAATACGAAAATTCAATTACAGATGCTACGTTTCAAAATTTATTTTCAGATATTATAACGCAAGCCGAAACTTTTCCACAAGAACAGCGTCCAGCAGAAATAATAAAACTTATTGATAAAATGAATGAGCAAGAAAATGTTGCCGAAAATAAAAAAAATGCGTCTAAGTCGTTACGTTTACAAATGTTAGATTTAAAGAAAAGATATGAGGGTCTAGCAAGATGAACTTAGAATACTATAGCATTGATGAGGAGCTTGATAAGTACGAAGAAGCTGCAAGATTTAAAGGCGCAAATTTTCCCGACACGCCATCAATGGTTGACGGTACATCATTCAATGCATCTAAAAACGTAGAAGAAGTTTTTACAAAGATGCCTAATGGTGGTCACGTTAAAATTGCGGAGCGTGAAATAACACCGGAAGCAAAGATTATGCGGTACAACGCTGCGTTGCGTGAGCAAGGTATTACACCTACAGCAGATGATTTCTATGCTGCTGGTTTTGACGATGAGCAAATAAAATCTGCTGGTTTTTTAGATATAGAAAGTACAAGTGGTGGACGTACAGAGCCCCTAAGTGAATATGAAAAAATGTTTGTTGAAAGACAAGGTGGTGAAGTTTATGACCCACCAGAAATAACATTTGGTCAAAAAGCTGCTGACTTAGCTGCATCTACAGGCAGAGTTGTTGCCGGTGGTATTCAAGACACAGTGGCAGGTCTTGCTGGAACTGCTGATGATATAGGTGAAGCGTTACCAAGTCTTGGTTATTTTTACATGGGGCCAGACGGTTTAGAATATTCTCGTGAAAAAAAAGAAGGGCATTTGCGAGCGGATAAAGCTTTTGAAAATGGGTTGGCAAATCTTGGTGTTAAAGTTCCAGAAGGTGATGGTCCTATAGAATCTTTAGCAAGAGGCTTAATGCAATTTGCTGCTGGTATGTCAATCGCTCCGGTTAAAGGCGTAAATTTTCTAAGCATGATGTTAAGAGGTGGGTTTGCCGATGCGCTGTTAGATCCAGAAGAAGGTAATATTTCAACACTAGCTAGAGAATATGGTTTTGATAATGCAATACTGGAGTTTTTAGATAGTAAGGTAGACGAAGAGGCATCGGCTTTAGAACGATTAGGCGCTAGAGTTACTAACACTTTTGAGGGTATTTTAGCTGGTGGTGTTATTGATGGTCTTATAAAAACATTAGGTTTTGGTCTTAAAAAAGTAAAAGGAGACAAAAGTTTAGTTGAGTATCTCCGTGGAAAATTTGGTGTTGTAAAAGACAGATTAAATCAACCTGGAGAAATGCCACCAGTAGGTAGTCTTGGTGGTAATATGTTTGTAACTAATAAAACAAGTGCAGACGATGGTTTCCCAGGCAGAATATCAACAAGACTTCCAACAGCTAAAGCATCGACTGAAGATGCAATGACAGGCGATTTAATTGTTGGTTTAGATGAAATGAAATCAGACCCAGCACTTTATGAGTTTAATGTTAACATAACTAAAGATTATCCAAATATGCTAAGTGTTCCTAATGAAACTGTTGATGAAACAGCAGAGCGATTTATAGAACACGCTAAAGATAATTTACTTTATTTACATGATAAAGTACCTGAGACAACAAGGGCTCGCAGCCAAAAATGGTATGATGGTGCAAGAGCTATAACAGACTCTTGGTCACAAGAATACGGAATTTCAGATACATCTATTGCCGGTGCTTTAGCTGCTTTATCTCCGCAAAAAGATTGGTATCAAAATGTAAGTTTAGCGCAACGTGTTCTTGACGTAGCTATAAAACAAAAAGATTTTAAATTTGCTAATGAAATGGAACAAACGTTTAGATCTTTACCGTCATTAAATAAACCTAAGTACGAACCATTATTAAATCTTATAAAAGGTAAATCTTATTCAGAAATAGTTGATGAAGATCCAGCAGTGCAAGCAACATTAAGAGGTTTGTTTGTAAGGTTATACGATCAGACTTATAATAAACCAGATTATCGTATTGTAGGCCCAGAAGGTGATTTTCTAGACGTTGCTACAAATGCAGATGGTTCGCCAAGTAAAACAGCTTGGGGTTCGTTAAATGAAATTGGCAAAGCCGTTGCGTCTATTGATGCAAACGGAGATGTTAAAACTATTTCTAAATTAATGGGTGAACGTCATAAAGTTAGAAATTTCTATAATAATATATACAGTCCTAATGCTTTATTCGGTGATGTAACTATAGATACTCACGCTGTTGCTGGTGCTTTGTTACGTCCGTTATCAGGTAACTCTTTAGAGGTAGATCATAATTTTAAAAATATGAGTGTTAAAGGCAGAGGCACTACCAAAGGTTCTACTGTATCAGGCATATCAGGCAATTATGGTTTATATGCAGAGGCGTATAGACGCGCTGCTGCTGAACGTGGTATACTACCTAGACAAATGCAATCAATTACATGGGAAGCGGTTCGAGGTTTATTTACTGATAAGTTTAAACAAAGTGCAAAAAATGTGGCAGATATTGACGCTATATGGCAAAGATATAAAAACGGTGAAATTGATTTAAATCAAACAAGGAGTTTAGTGGATGAAAGAGCCGGTGGAATTAACCCCCCAACTTGGGAATAATGACGGTGTGTTAACTCTTATGAAAAGATTTAATTTGCCTATTACACGAGAACAATACATAGAGCTAGCATTTCTTGGAGATAAACCCAAGCTTGGCGCAGAAGAAGAAGCAAGTCTTCCAGAGCAATTTCAATTAAAGTGATTTAGTATGGCGATTGATCCAACACAAATAGCAGAACAACAAGAGCAGCAAGAACGCATTACTGCTGTTGGAGCCCCGACTGAATTTGCTAAAGGCCCAGAGCGAGAAGGTGATGTAGAAATTGCAGGGTTTGGTAGAGACTTAATGAAAAGCATTATGTCAGAATTTAATAAACCGCCGCCGCCAGTAGAAAATATAATAAAAACGCCGCAAGAAGCACCATTGCTTGATGAGACTGTTGACCCAGAGCAATTAAAAAAAGACAAAGCTGCTGAAACTTTATCTCCAGAGGGTTTTGAAGAATTTGAAAAACGTGGTTTTACTGCAAAGCCAACTGAAACAGCAGAAGCAGTTCGTGTTGCTAAAGAAGCTATTGATGAAGTTAGGGCAGCAGATTTAGATCCTGTTAATGAAATAAATAAACAAACTGATAAACCGGAATATAATAAAGTAATTGAAAACGCTAACAAGGCAATAGAAGGAGAAGTGCCTGAAGTTTCTCCATTAGAAGAAGTTGTGCTTCCTAATATTGAAGTAGAAGCAAAATCTATAGCAGAAGGTGGCGATTTTAATTTAGAAAATATGAAAACATCAGACGATGTTGGTAAACTTATTACTGCTGTTTCTGAGGTTAGTAAGTTAGAGATAAGTCAAGCTAAACGATTTAAAATACCAAACAATGTTACAAAAGAAAATGCGGCTGCACTTTTAGCTGACGAGCTTGGATTTACTGAAAGATTTTTAAATAGACGTATTGAAGACGGTTTATTGTTAGGTGAAGAGCTTGTTGCTGCGCGTGAAATTTTTGTTGTGCAGGGTGAAAAAATTATGAACCTTGCAGACAAAATAAATACCGGTGTTTCTACATCTAGTGAAAAATTAGAATTTCGTAGACAGTTAGCAATCTATCATGGTTTTCATATGCATCTTAAAGGGTTTCAAACAGAAACTGCTAGGGCATTACAATCATTTGGAATAGAAGTAGGTGGTGAAGATGGGGCTCTAGCTTTAGCCGGTAGAGCGCGAGAAGCATTAGAGCAGCTAGGTGGTGGTGAAGGAATTACTGATGACATAGCAAAAGCAGCAGCTAGTGTTGTGCAAGAAAAAGGTTTTAAGGGTCTTAACAGATTTATCAATAAAGTTGTTTTTGCAAAAACACGCGCTGCTATAGCAGAAGCTTATATGGCAGGTTTGTTAACGTCACCGGCTACAAATTTTAAAAACATAATTTCTAACGCTTTGTGGATGACGTATCAATTACCAACAGAAACACTTGCAGGTATTTACGGTACAGGTATTAGAAGTGTTCGCCAGGCAAGAGGTTTGCCAATAGACCCAGAGCAAGTGTATATAGAAGATACAGCGTTACGTGTTAAGGGTTGGCTTGATAGTTTTGGTGATGCTTTAAAAGTAGCGTCTATAGCATTTAAATCAGAGAAACCGTCTATAAAAGCAAGAGCAGAAATAGAAGATTACTCAACAGGTTTTAGACTTGCAGATGAAACACCATTGTCAGGGCCAATAAATTTTATATTTAAAGGCGTAAGGTTGCCATTTAGAGCGTTACTATTTGGCGATGAGTTTTTTAAAACAATTTCACAACGTGGTGAATTGTATGTGCAATCGAATAGAGCGTACAGAAAAGCGTTGTATGAAGGTAAAGATGTTACAGAAGCGATGGATGAAGCAGGTATGGTTTTGCTTGATCCAGACTCAGTAGCAAAAGAATTAGACCAAACAGCTAAATATAATACATTGCAAGATGATACAGAAATTTTTGGTTTAGATATTAGCGCTCCTGGTATGGCTATTCAAAAATTAAGTTTAGGACCAATACCATTTGGTCAATGGTTAATGCCATTTGTAAAAACACCAACAAGTGCTGTTATAAAGTCATTGGAAATGTCAGGTATAAACCCACAAGTTTACAAAGATATGCTTACAGGAACTCCAGCGCAACAACAAAAAGCTATGGCAAAAGTTTCAATGGCTGGGGCTTCTTTCTTTTATGTTCAAAACAAAGTTGCTGAAGGTAGAATGACAGGTGCAATGCCTATGGACAAAGTTGCTAGAGAAGCATTACCACCAGGATGGCAACCGTACAGTTTTGTTTTTAAGGGCGAAGGATGGCCCGAAGGTGTAGATAAATTGTATAATGATATGGGCATACCTAATGGCCCATTGATGTATGTATCTTATTCTGGGTGGGAACCTGTTGGCGGTGTATTAGCTTTTATGACAACAGCTAATGAGGCAGTATACGGCAACGATGTACAGGGTACAGGCGCAAGAGCATTGGCTGCTGTTGGATCTATTGCAAAATACTATGCTGAGTTGCCAATGCTTCAAGGACTATCAGACATAAGCACAATATTAGATAATGACAGCTTTGCTGATATGTTTCGTGATGCACCTCATTTGTTTAGAGGGCCAATAGAAGGATCAACTATTGGTGGTTTTCCAAATGTTTGGGCAGCAGCGCAACGTATGGGTTTCAGAGTTGGAGATCCAACAGTACGCAATCCATATGGTGATTTTGATTATTATACTATGGAAGATGTTACGCAAACAAACCCTGACGGTACATTTAAATATCTGCATCCAAACGGTACAGATCCAGATTATAGGCTTGTAGGCAGAGCAAAACTTGGTATTGCTGTGAGAGGTGGTCAACCTCATATAGCAGAAGAAATGTCTATGTTGCTTGACAAAATAAAATCTATGCGAGCAAAAGATAGTTTTTTTCAAGAGGAAGAAGATTACAATGCTGTTAAGCGTGACACACTTGGTAGGGCTTATGGTTCAGAAGATGTTAGTTTTGCAACGAATCCATATATGGCTCTATGGAATAATTTTACTGGCATCCGTATGCGTCCAGCGGAAAAACCAACAAATGTTGAAATTGAATTGATGCGATTACATGGAAGCAATAATGCTTGGGCTCTATCAAATCCTAAAAGTTACAATGGGATGAAGTTAAGTTTTCGAGCGCAAATGGATTTAGTTAATGAAGCTAAGAATATACAAAGAGATAACATTCCTGGTTTAGGTGGTATGGTTACTTTTCAAGAAGCATTAGAAAATTTAACAACTAGAACAAACACACGCCAAGGCCGGTTGTATTCAGATGATATGAGAAAAGCTGGCGAAAGTGATTTAAGCATGGATGCTAAACGGTTTTATTTAATTAAAGATTTAGAAAAGAAATTTTACGATAAAGCATGGCGAGTTTTAATGACAGATCCAAGCTATCAATCTATTCCATACTATGCTAAACTACGGCAAGCTTTTGATGATAGAGAGGCAGCTAGCAACAAAATTAAAGAAAAAGGTATGTTACCAAGATGACAGTTAGTAGCGCAACAAACAAAGTAAGCTATAACGGCAATGGCTCAACAACAGTTTTTGCTTATGGCTTTAAGATTTTTGATCAGGATGATCTTACTGTTATTTTACGTAATGCAAGTGGTGGTGAGACTACGCAAAGCATTTCTACAAACTACACTGTAAGCGGTGTAGGTAGTGCTAGTGGTGGTAATGTTACTATGGGTACTGCGCCAGCTAGTGGTGAAAGTTTAACAATTATTCGTGAGCAGCCTTTAACGCAAGGCTTAGACCTTGTTGCTAACGATCCATTCCCTGCTGCAAGTTTTGAAGATCAATTAGATAAACTGACGTTTATGGTGCAACAGCATCAGGAAGAATTAAACAGGTCTGTTAAAGGTTCTAAGACAACCACAATTACAGATCCTACATTTACTGAGGATGCTACAGCCAGGGCAAACAAAGTCTTTGCTTTTGATGCATCAGGTAACATTGATATTACGCAAGAGATCGGCGTTTATAAAGGTAACTGGGCAGCTGGTACAACTTACGCTGTGCGTGACCTGGTAAAGGATACAAGCACTAATAACATCTTTATCGCTATAACCGCTCATACATCTAGCGGATCTCAGCCACTTACAACAAACACAGATAGCGCTAAGTGGGCAGTTATAGTAGACGCTGCGGCGGCAACGACATCAGCAAATGCTGCGGCCTCAAGTGCAACTGCAAGCGCAAATAGTGCAACTGCATCGGCGTCCAGTGCGTCAACTTCAACTACAAAAGCATCAGAGTCAGCTGCATCAGCGGCAACAAGTAGCACAAAAGCTTCGGAATCGGCTGCATCGGCTGCGGCTGCATTAACAAGTCAGAATGCTGCGGCAACTTCAGCAACTGCTGCCGCGTCATCTGCATCATCAGCGGCGGCTGCTGGAGAAACCGCTGCGACAAGTTTAGCCATTGCTCTAGGAGGGTAATATAACATGCCAAATGCATTTAAAGTAATCACCAGGGATGTTTGTCCAGCTTCGAGTGGAACGCCCGAAACGCTGTACACAGTGCAAACTGGATCAACGCTGGTCGTTCTAGGTTTGACATTAAGTAATGTTCATAACGCCCAAGTCACTGCATCTGTCACGATAGTCAGTACAACAACGCAAACATCACAAACGCAAAACACAACGGCGCATATTATTAAGGATGCAGCGATACCAGCTGGGTCAACGCTATCTGTGCTAGATGGAAAAATTGTTTTGAACGTGGGTGACATCGTTAAGATCGATTGTTCGGTAGCAGATAAGATAAGCGCTACAATGAGTTATATGGAGCAGACATAGAGATGGGTGGATATATTGGCGCAACCGCAGTAGGTTTAGTAACAACAGCAGCTGATGTTCAAGGTGACATCACAAGCACTGACACTACACCAGAAGTTATTCTAAAGAATACTACTGAAACAGACGCAGATGGTAGTCGTGATGGTAAGATTACTTTTAAAGGCGAGCAGTCTGGTGGAGAAGAAAGCGTATTAGCGCAAATACAATCTAGCCATGACGGTACATCAGACGATGAAAAAGGCGATTTGATATTCAAAACTAATGACGGCTCTGATGGTGCTAGTCCTACTGAGCGTGTCAGGATTGACTCAAACGGTTCTATTCTTACATCAACACTTGGCACAGATAACGTACACTTAGGTGAAGGTGCAGGAGCAGCTATAGTTTCTGGTGGTAATAATAATGTTGCTATTGGTAAGGATGCTTTAGCCTCTAATACAACAGCAGATAATAGTACAGCCGTTGGTTTTGAAGCTGGCACAAATAGCACTGGAGCGCAGAATACTTTCTTGGGTAGACAAACAGGAAAAGGTTTAACATCAGGAACAGAAAGTGTCTTTATTGGAAACGGTGCAGGTCGTGATGGCACTTCAACAGGTTCTTATAACATTGGTATCGGGAGTGTATCTTTAAATGCTCTTACTTCAGGTAGCAATAACATTGCTACGGGTCGTGATGCTTTAGGTGCAAACACTACAGGTGATAATAACGTTGCTGTTGGGTATCAGTCTTTAGATGCTAACACTACAGCAGACAACAATACAGCCATCGGAACTAGTGCGCTAGGTGCTAATACCACAGCAGCAGATAACGTTGCAGTTGGAGCCAGTACATTACAAGCTAATACTACTGGCGGTCCAAATACTGGGGTAGGTAAAGGTGCTTTAGCAAGCAATACTACTGGTGGTAGTAATACTGGTATAGGTCAAGAGGCATTAGTTAATGTCACAACATCAAGCTACAACACAGGATGCGGAGGTGCCGCAGGATATACTAACACAACATCATCAAATAATACCTACTTAGGTTTTGCAGCAGGGTATCTTTCAACAGGTGAAAAAAATACATTTGTTGGAGCTAGAAATGGCTCACATGGTTGTGGTCAAACCATGACAACAGGTTCTAAGAATACTATTTTAGGTGGATTTGATGGCAACCAAGATAGTGTTGATATAAGAACTGTAGATAGTAATATTATACTTTCTGATGGGGATGGTAATGTTCAGTATTGGCATAGAGGCGCAGATAACACAACTGTTTTAGCAGGTGCACACGCAGGTAATGCTTGGACAACTGACTCAGGTTTTCGTATTCACGGAAATGGAGCTACATCACAATGGGCTTCATTAACAAATGAGTCTACTACTGCAACAGATGAAACTATGATTATCCATAGGAAAGCTGCTGTAAGTAATGGTGAAACTATACAGTTTTATCGTGCTGGTAGTGCTGTTGGGTCAATAACAGTTAGTTCAGGTTCAACATCATTTAATACTTCTTCAGACTATAGATTAAAAGAAAATGTTTCAAACATAACAGGTGCGACAGAAAGACTAAAACAACTTCAACCTAAAAAATTTAGTTGGATTGAAGATGAAATAGACACTGCTGATAATGAAGGTTTTATTGCTCACGAAATTCAAGAGGTTGTTCCAAAAGTTGTTGTTGGTGCAAAAGATGGTACAAGAGAAGGTAAAGATGGAACAACTATTCCGCACTACCAACAGATAGATTTATCCAAACTAGTACCATTGCTCACTGCTGCACTGCAAGAAGCGATAGCAAAGATTGAAACACTAGAAGCACAGAACACAACACAAGCAACACAAATAGCTGACCTCATTACGAGAGTAACGGCACTGGAGGCAGAGTAATGGCTGGATATTTAGGAGCTTCACCTGTTCCGCAAAGTATACTTAAAAAAGAATCTAAAACGCTTACGGCTAATCAGACAACCGTAAACACGAGCGGCTATACACATGGTGGATCTATATCTGTAACTCTCAATGGTGTTCTACTCGAAGGGGCTGGCGTTGACTACACAGCCACAAATGGTAGCGACATTGTGCTTACGGCTGGAGCAACTGCTGGCGACATTTTACATTTTCAAGCATTCAATGAGTTTACTTTAGTTGGTCAAGAATTAACAACTCCAACAATAAATGATGCCACACTAAAGAGTAATGTCACGCTTAAGAATGACACACACGAAGATTCAGACGGTGGTCGAGCTTCTAAAATTATTTATCAGGGTGAGCAATCGGGTGGTGAGATTAGCACACTGGCTGAGATACAAGCCAGCCATGATTTGGCGGCAGACGACCAAAAAGGCGATTTGATTTTTAGAACTAACGATGGGTCAGATGGTACGAGTCCTACTGAGGCTTTGAGAATTGACTCAGCACAAACTGTAGGCATTGGTACAGCAGCACCCAGTCCAACAGGACTTGCAATAGTAACAGGTGGTGGAGCAAAAGGTGTAATGCTTACCAGAAATGATGCTTCAGGAAACCCAACAAGTGGTCAAGGGTTTGGCAGTTTTGGTTTTAAAGGGATTATGGATGGGTCAAACTCAATGGCGGCTGCTGAAGCATCTATTGAAGCTATAGCATCTGAAAACCATTCTGGTAGTACAGCAGGAACAGATTTGGCTTTTTATACTAAACCTTCAGGTACAGGTCCGGGTTCAGGTCCAACAGAACGGTGGAGAATTACAAGTACAGGAAATTTAAAAGCTGCAACTAGTGGCCTTGGTATCGACTTTGCCGCTACCAGTGATGCAAATGGAACGGCTGCTAGTGAACTGTTTGACGACTATGAGCGTGGCTCATGGAGTCCTGCTATTGTTGATTTAGGTGGTAATGCGGCAACTATGGCAACTGCAAATGGAAAATATACTAAGATTGGTTCTCAAGTTATTGCTAATTTTGGATGCACCATTTCAAGCAAAGGAAGTATGACAGGTTCTTATGTCTTTATTTCTGGTATACCTTATAATCATACTGGTTCAAATGCAGGAACGGGAATTATTAACAGATACGCTAATTTGTCTACTGCTGCTAGTAGTATAGCATTAGAAATAGGTGGTGGAATAGCTTCTGCAGCATGGTTTACTAGAGTAACTGGTACAAGCGGAACTGCTGATGGTTACTTAGCTCCCTCTGAAATAAATAGTAACTTTTTTATACAAGGCACTTTAATTTATACAGTAAACTAATACCCCATCTGGAGGATGGGTAGTCAGTCCAAAGCCAAAAGGAGATAAAAGTGGCACTAAGTGAAGAAACAGTACAAGACAAAATCGAGGTAGTCGGTGAGTTTAAGCACGTACAAGTGCGAACAGCTACCGTTATTAAGAAAGATGGTGTTGAGATTAGCCGTTCATTTCACCGTCATGTCGTAGCACCAGATGCAGATACGTCAGGCGAAAGCGATGATGTAAAAGCTATTGCTGCACAAGTACATACTGATGCAATCAAGACAGCTTATGCTGCACACCTTGCAGCTAACGCACCAGAGTAAGGATTAGACAATGAGTTTAGCTAGAGACATAGCAGACCTATCATCAGTATCAGCTAGGCTCGATACGCTTGGTGGTAGTGAAGGTGCGCTGAGTAACAGGAGTGTCATAATTAACGGTGCAATGATGTTATCTCAACGCCAGACCTCATCATCTAATGTTGGCAATCAATATGTTTTGGACAGGTTTGCGGTATATAAGCAAAACACTGGAAGCACATATACTTGCTCACAAAACTCTGTAACAGACTTAGCAGGTTTTAATAACTCGTTAAAAATGGATTGTACAACGGCAGATACTTCTCTTGCATCTAATGAACAAGTTTACGTTTCTTATAAAGCTGAAGGTCAAGACTTGCAAAGGTTCCAAAAAGGACACGCTACAGCTTTAGGTTTTACATTATCTTTCTATGTCAAAACAAATAAAACTGGTCTTTATACTGTATCAATGTTTGACAGAGACAATACTAGAAAAGTTAATGGTTCTTATACTGTAGCTGATACAAACTGGAACAGATACACTATTAATTTTCCTGCGGATACAACAGGTAAATTTGATGATGATAATGCTAGTTCTTTAGAAATATTCTTTAATTTAGTGGCAGGGTCAGACACAAATACTGGAACTTTATACACTACTTGGCAAGCATCTGTGGATGCAGGAAGCGCAACTGGTCAGGTAAACTTTGCAGATAGCACATCTAACGATTGGGAAATTACTGGAATACAACTAGAAACTGGAAGTGGAGCCGCCACGGACTTCGAGCATAGAAGCTATGGGGATGAGCTTTTACGGTGTCAAAGGTATTGTATTGACCTGACCCCAGATTCTGGAACTTCACCCTATTTTCCAGGCACTGGTGCTTGTGCTAATACCACTGTTGCCGTTACTCATATGGCGTTTCCAGTGCAAATGAGAGCGACACCATCACTTAGTTTTTCTTCAGCAGGTGATTATAGAATTTACAATGGTAGTACACATACTGTTACTGCGATTGGAATAAATGGAATGAGTCCTGTTGGTGGTGGTGTTAACTTTTCTGTTACTAGTAGCATGGGGACTGCTCAAGCGGTTGGTGTATACGCAGCAAGTACTGGAATAAGAAGTTTAGTTGTAGCGGAGTTATAGGTATGAATATTATTAGTGCAAAATACATAGCGGATTTAAGAACAGGCGAAAATTCTTGTATCAATATTGTTTTAGGTGACGATAAGTTAATGTCAGTACCCCTTGACCCAGACAATACTGACTACGCAGCCATACTTGAGTGGGCAAAAGAAGATTCTAACGAGATAGCCGCTGCTGACTGATGGACAAACGAACAGTATCATCAGCGCATGAAAGGATTGATCAGCTACAGCTACAAGTGGTTGAGATCAAGACTGAGATGAAGATCCAGTTCAAGGATCTGTATAACAGGATGAAACGGCTGGAAGCTCTTATGATTGGCATTGGTGGTGCAAGTTTAATCTTGCTTCTACGCATGACGTTTATGGGGTGATGATGTGGATAAACTTCCCAAGGTAAACATAGCAGTCATTGGGGTAATATGCTCTAGCTTGGGTGGCATGGTTTGGTACGCTAGTGAGCAAGCCTCTATAATATCTAACTTAGAAGCAACTGTGTCTGTGCTTAATGCTGAAAGCAATACGACTGACAAGGTTAATATGGTCAGAGATATTGAACAGAACAAAATGAATATAGAAGAAATGGTTGAGATTATTGCTGAGTTTTATGAAGACATGGAAGATAGTGACAATGACATCTGGCAAGATATTGACATGATCAATGAGGATATGGGTGGCATGGCTAGTCATATGATGGAGATCATTAAGCTTCAGTCTCGCATTGCCATACTAGAAAAGACAGTAGAGTTTACGCGTAACGATGGGATGTAGTCATGGTCGATCCCATCACAATATTATCTGGAATAAAGTTAGGTCTCAGCACAGGCCGAAGCGTAGCTGCATTAAGCAAAGAGATAGGAAAATTCTTTGACGCAACTGACCACGCTAAGAAAACGCTACAGAAAAAAGGTATATCAGGCAAAAGCACCAATGCTACGGCGCTGGATCGCTGGGCTAAAGTTCGCCAAGCAGCGGAAGCTGAAGCAGAACTCCAAGAATGGATAACCCAAACCTATGGCAGATCAAAATGGCTCGAACTCCTTCGCATAAGGAAAGAAGTTTTATTAGAAAAGCGTGAGGCAGAGGCTCAGGCGAGGCGTGAGGCTATAGAACGTCAAGAGTTAGCCATTACCCTAGCTGGTATCTTTTTCTTACTCACAGCCTCTGCTATTGGTGCAACTGCTTACCTTCATCACATGGGATGGATAGATTTCTGGGATTATTTTAAATGATTTATGTTTTGGTTTTTCTACATTTTATCAGTACAGATCGATTATATTATTATCAGATCGGAACTTATTCGGATAAAAATCAATGCCTACAAGAAGCAGAAAAGGCAAAAATAATGGTAACCCATCACTCGATGAAGGTAAGCTGCCTGACGATCAACGCCCAACAATAGTAGATCACGGAAAGAAGTTTGCAGCATATGATAAAAATGGTAGACTTATAATATTAGGATACGATCGAAAGATAGTTGAGGAATACGCAAATGACAGAGTTCGACAAAGCTGACACAAACGGAGATGGGGTCATACAGCCTGACGAGTGGGAGAAGCTACGCCTGGAAGAAAGGCGCTTGGAGATAAACGACAGAGATTTAAAGCGCGATGCGGAACGTAGATACACAGGCTTCGCATTAGCAGGGATGTTGATCTATCCATTTATAATTTTGTTAGCCAGTGTTCTTGGATTTGATAAAGCAGCTACTTTAATCACAGACATAGCATCAGTTTATGTTATTGCAGCTAGTGGGGTCGTGGCCGCATTTATGGGCTTCAATGCTTACTCTGCAAAATCAGATAAGAAAACATCCATAAGCATGGAGGGTGAGAAATGATAGATAAACTTATAGGGCCAGTAAGTGGTTTACTTGGCAAGGTTATAAAAGATAAAGACCAGGCTGCACAGTTAGCACATGAGATTGCAACGATGGGTGAGAAACACGCCCAGGAACAAGTCATGGCGCAGCTGGAAATATTAAAGATGGATGCTCAAGGCAACTGGTTTCAATCGTCCTGGCGTCCACTTATCGGCTGGATCGGGGGCATATCCCTGGGCATAAACTACATGGTAGCTCCCATCGCAATGGGTTTTGGTTTCAGTATACCTCAAGCTGATATGTCAGTGATGATGCCATTACTGTTAGGTATGCTTGGTATGGGTGGAATGAGATCGTTCGATAAGCTCAACAAAACGGATAGTAAAAAATGAGTGACGCATTAAAAATATTACAAGCTAAGTGTGGTGTAAAAGATGATGGATCGTTTGGCCCTAACACAGCTAGAGCTATAGCGAAGCATTATGAGCTATCTGACAAGCGTGGGGCGCATCTCCTGGGCCAAGCGCACCATGAGAGTGGTGGTTTTAAGCGCACGAAAGAGGGCTTATACTACAGTACTCCAGAAAGATTAATGGCTGTGTGGCCTAGCCGGTTTAAATCTGTAGAGGATGCAATGCCTTACGCAAAAAACCCAGAGGCATTAGCTAACAATGTTTATTCCGATCGCATGGGTAATGGTGACGAGGCTTCTGGAGATGGTTTTGCATTTGCAGGTAAGGGGTTCATCCAGCTAACAGGGCGCTCTAACTATAGATCATTTAGTAGTGATATGCGTTTACCTGATGTAATGAAGCACCCAGCTTTTGTTGAAACTGAGTATGCTTTTGAGTCGGCTCTGTGGTTTTTTAGGTCTAACAACTTGTTCAGCATATGTGACAAGGGCGTTGATGATGATACAATCAAAGCTGTAACCAAGCGTGTTAATGGTGGTACGCATGGTTTGAAAGATCGTATAGAACAAACTAAAAAGATTTACGAGTGGCTTAGTTAAAGCTACATTATGAGTTAACAGATTAGGAGATAGTTATGCCACATGGTAAGAAGCACGGCCTTTATGAGAATATCCGGTTAAAGAAACAGAGAATAGCAGGGGGCTCTGGAGAAAAGATGCGTAAGGTAGGATCACCTGGTGCGCCTACTGCAAAGAATTTTAAAGACGCTGCAAAGACTGCAAAGAAAAAACCTAAGTCCATGATGAGCAGGTAAGGCATGAGCAGATCACCAGAAAGAACAGGTAGCAGCGGTAGACGCGCAGCGTTCTTGCAACGCATGGGTAACATGCCTGGGCCAACTAAAGATAAGAAAGGTAGAGATACGCCGTTGTTAAAAGCTCTTAAAGATTGGGGTGCATCTTCTAAGCAAGAAGCCGTGCGTAAAGGTAAACGCATATCAATGATTAACAAAAACAAAAAACAAGGATAGTTTTATGCACAAGAAAAAAGGTAAAAAGAAATCCATAATGAATGGTGGGTACGGTAAGTAATGCCTGAGCAAATGAGCCTGTTGATGAAACGGTTCGATAAAGCTAACGATGAGTTTGACGAGAAGTTTCCTAGGTTTGGGGAGCGCGTTACTGACGGACAAATGCAAGACCAGTATGGTTTGTCTAAGACAGCATCTAAGTTAGTTAGAACAGCTATCAACACACGCAATGAGATACGTGACGAACGCACAAAAAAAGATCCGGAATATAAAAGACTTAACTCTTTAATAAACCGGTACACTGATATTCTTGGTAAGATACAAAATCCCTAGTTACCAAGGTCTAGTTTTTGGTTTTACAATTTTGCTAGGTATGTGTGACACTTCACAGTAACCAGCTTCTCCATTTATCCGGTCATAGATTGTGTCAGTGTTTAGCAATACGTTCCAGCAATCATCTTCACTAGCAAACAATATCTTTGCTTCTAACGGCTGACCGCCTATGACGTACACGATAGTGAGCATGGTAAAGAACTCCATGCCGCCACCTATATAAATGGCATTGCAACCCAGTACAGGATTACAATAGTCCAGATAACAAACACAAACATATCGAAAAGATCTCTAGCTGTTATGTGTTTCAGTGCCTCAATTATTTCTTCCATTTCTTAGTTCTCCTATTGATATACTTTTTATTTTATTATTAGTTGTCGTGGGGCAGGGCGGCATTCTATCCCAGTCTAGCCGATCTATACCTGTAGACCCTGCCTCACCAATTAGTTACTGCACGTATTGTACGTGCGTTCCCAAGGTGCAGTAGATAACGAAACATCTGTCCTGTAGTTTTTATACTTAACAGGATTTTTGTTTACTCTTGTTAATCCCTCGCTTTTTGTTCTTTGGAAACCAACACCAAAGTCATACGCCATTTTTCGTAAGCTTCTTTTTTCTATGCCAATTACGTTACTAGCTTCTGCTATTGTCATATGCTTATGATCTAGCAACAACTGCTTAAGCTCGTTGTTATGCCTACGCCGCATTTCTGCGTACAATTTTAAGTAACGCTTGTTTGTATTATCGTTTGTCATAGCCAGGTGGAACCGGTGGAAAAGGTGGAGTTGATTGCGGCGCATAAGACTGTTGCGGCATTGGCGGTGGAGCATACTGCTGCTGAGGTGCAGGTGCATACTGTTGCGTTTCCTGTTTAGGTTTGTTGGGAAACAGCGGAGCCCTACCTATTTTAGGAAAGTTCTTGTAGTCATCGCCTACCTTTACTTCATATAAACAATAGATAGATATATCATTATCTAATACTAATTGTTTGATCTGTTCCATAACTGCAAGCTTTTGAGGGTTATCGTTATCCTCTTTGCGTGTGCTTAACCAGCCAGTAATCCTCATGTTGACCGGTCTACCCTGATCCATAAATCCGTCTAGGGTAAAATTGTTGTTACCAAATGTAGGTGAATTGCTCATTGTACTTGCTTCTCCTTGTTTTCATAGTACTCGGTTAATTCTTTAAATAAGTCAGGAAACTGATGCTTCAGTGTATCCATCGCTTCGTCAGGCAAGTTATCATTAACCTTATATAACTCACGCATACTTGCGGCTGTGTCTATCATAGCCTTACAGCCGTTAACATACTCTCGCCATTGCTTGTGTATATCAACTACGTTTTGTTGTTGTACTGGCTGCTCTTGTTCTCGTTGGGTAATCACCTGGTCATTGTGCTGCGCTACATCTATCTCAAAGCTTGATGCGTAGCTGCCACCATGTAAGCCTAGTGAACTTAAAGCCCTACCAATTGCACTTGTTTCTCCATTTTCTATTGCAGAGGTGCGGTTAACATTTGATGAGCCCCTAATTTCTTCAGCTAATCCAGAGCCTATAACAGCGCCGGTCTTATCTATTACCTTAGCCTGGACAACCACACGCTGCCCATCATCAACAACAATACTTGTATCGATGCCTAAGTCAGTACCAAATGCTTTACGAAAAGCTTCTACACGTACAAAAACTTCTGTATATTTTTTACCGCCACGCTGCGTAACACCGTGTGATCTGTTAAGGTTATTAACCTCAGACATTGCATTAATTAATTCTTTCATTTCTTACTCCCAAATAGTTGTTTAGCTTTTATCAATATATCTGGGTTGAGATCTCGCCATACAAAACTCTCGGCAAACTGTGGGTCTGTTAACGATAGTAGCTCTGGCAAATCATCTGCAACCTGCATTAGTTTTTCTCTACGTTTACAGGCTTGCACAATGTTATCTAAAGCAAACTGAAGCTCATCAATCGTAGGCTCCAGTATTACATAGCCAAGTCGATTTGCATACACAATTTTAGGTATGATTTTAGACAAGTGCCAGTAACCGGCAATCTGCATAAGATGCGGTGCTTTTATTTTCTTAGGCAAAGAGTTTGCTCTAGGGCTATCTGTATCAGCAGCCTGATCCCATTGTGTCTTTAGTTCTACACGGCCCTCACCATAGTCTGGCTTACCAAAGTAAGGTAGCTGACAGTGCGGTATGTGACCAAACAGATCTATCTCACCTATTATCCTGTTAGAGCCCTGCATGGCCTCTCTCACGCCTTGTGCTGCGTTGTCACACACCAAAGAGAACTCTGACTGTACAAGGTCACCCTTCTTACTACGCTTACCCTCAGCATCATAATAGATCCTCTCTCGGTGTGCGATGATAAGATTATCTTTGTCAGCGTCACGCCAGTGACCACCCTGGTAACCTTGCAAAAGGTTTATTGCATCACCCATAGCTTCATTAGGTGACGCATCATCCACTAGTAACCGGTCAGCATACACTTGTGCAGCGCGTCCAGATACCATGTTTGGATTATCTTTGTACTGCGATAATCCCAGGCAGTCTTTGTAATGCCCAGAATCACGCAATATCTTTCTAGCTTCTTGTTCATCGTAAAGAGGGTGTTCCCATCCATTAAGTATTTGCCACGCTTTATTGTGCTGCACACGCAAGTAAGCCTTATCAAAAAACGTCCATGCATCTGGCGTTGATGGATTACTGTGATGCTTATAATTGAACCTGTCGGCCCATCCTGTTTTCTTCAATCCCATATCTATACCCTTGACATATTGTGTCACGAACATATGCTAAGGATAATTTTTTGCAAGGAGAAATTTTATGAAACTTGAAGAATGGCGCAAAGAAAAGGGTTACAGCTACCCTCAGCTAGCGCAAAGATTAGATGCCAAGCATGGCACTGTCGTGCGGCGTTGGTGTTTAAGTAAAGATCATAAAGATTACAAGATACCATCAACTAAGTATATGTTAATTATACAAGAAACTACGATGGGCGCTGTAACACCTAACGATTTTTATAGGTGATTTATGGGTGGCAAGGCGAGTAGAGATAAGGGTGCAGCGTTTGAGCGCGAGATTGTAAACTGGCATCGAGAAAAAAATGTAGAGGCAGAACGCATACCCTTGTCAGGAAGTGTCAAGGGTTCGTTTGCAGGTGACTTAATTATAGGACCAGAGAAAGCGTTGCTTGCAGAATGTAAGAGAAGGGCCAGGGCGTGGCAAGATTTGTATGATGCCCTGGACCAGGATGGCAGCGATATGTTGTTTATCAGAAAAGACAGGGAGCGCACGTTGGTTGTGTTACCATTAGAAACATATGAAGCATTTTTGGAGTGGATTGGATGGATGAAGAAATGAAACAGGCATTGCGTGATTTGGATGAAGGAACCAAACAAAAATTGCGCGATGCAGGTATTGAGCCTGACTTTGATAAGTTTGAGAAAGATCTTACTTACCATGCGTTGCGACTTATGTGGCTTACAAATGATTCAAAAGAATTAGAAAAACGTTTCAAAGAAATTAACAAAAAAGATAAGGAGAACTAATATGCCATATACACAAGAAGGTGTTGGATACCAGAAAACAGATACTAGTCGTGCAGCAGCACGTAGCAATTACCCAGGCAAGCTAAGTGCGCGTGACCGTGTGTTGCAGTTGTTGCAGAAAATGCAGTTGTCTTTAACGTCACATGAGATTGCTGACGTACTGCAAATACCGGAGGTTACGGTGCGTCCAAGGCTGTCGGAGTTGCGTAACGATGACAAGATTGTTGACAGTGGTCAGCGTGGACAAACGCCCTGGGGCAAGAAGTGTATCAAGTGGAGATCTGCATGAGTAGAATAAGCTTTGATGATTCAGATTTGATTATTATAAGATTAGCTTTTGTTTGGGCTCTTTTAAAGATTGAAGACATTCAAGAGACAAGTGAAAGGTTTGAGTTAAAATCTGAGGAATTAGATTTGCATCACAGAAATATGAAACTTAAATTACAAAGTTTTATTGATCGTTTAGACAATTTGGAAAAAAAGAAAGAAGTTTCGGAGATATTTAAATGAGGTACGGTGGTTTAGAAGTCAAAGGCAATGAAGCAAACTTTGTGTTTTACAGCCCAGACGGACAAAGGTTTTATGAACCTGCAAAGAAATGCCCTGATTGCGATGCAAGCGGTCAGGTGCTAGGCGAGAAAGCTACCGTAGACTATGTCAATGGTGGCTCACTTGTTGAAGTTGTAGCAACATGCCTGGAGTGTGAAGGTTTAGGTTTTGTTGTCGATGACAGTGATGAGTAAGCATAGCCTAAAGTCAAAGCGTAGGCATCCAACTGCGCCGCGAGAACGCATAGAAGTCGGGCATATTACTTTTGAGTTGTGTCCGACAAATGCAACGTTTGCATTAATAGCTGGCAACGCAGTGCAGTCAAAAGATAGACGCCCATTGTTCTCTGGCATGATAGAACCCGAAATGGAAAAAGAACTACGCAGGGTAGCGTTTAGAATGAAGCATATTCTAAGCAATAAAAAAGGGGATTGACAAATGCCACTAAAGAAGTACGCTAACGCGAGCCCACCAGGGCGAGATAGTAACTTACAAGTTACTACTACCAGTAACTACAGTAGTTACTGTAAAGAAACTAACAATAACTATATAACTAGTAATAACTACAAGATCTTACAGGAGACACTGACTCGGATGTCACCGGCGTACAAGATGGGTAAGAAACGTAGGCAAGAAGATCCGTTGTCCTGGCGAATACAGAAAGTCAGTAGCAAGATGAGGCCAATGATGTCTGTAGATAAATTTTTAGAAGTTTCTAAAAGTATCGCAGTGGCTAGCCCAATGGAGCAGGTAGAGATTATACATCGATTAGAAATCTGGCTAGACAAGGTGCATGGGATCAAGTTATAACAAACTAGAAGTATGAGTTTCATCGCTTGTAAACTGCTCACATACTTCTCCTGATGGGCCGTAGTTCTCAGTCTGTCCGGTTAACTGGCCCTTGCCTGGTTAGGTCACGCACTGCAACGGCGAGGGCGTTTTTTTAAAGGAAGACACATGGGCAAAAGCAGAACAATTACTACACAAATAATGGAAAAGATTGTTGACCGATTAGCTCAAGGCGAAACACTTGTAGATATTACAAGCGATAACAACATGCCTACATACAGAGCAGTAACAAGAGCAGTCGCAGGTGATGATGACATGTTTGAGTTGTACAGGCGTGGACGCATACTACAGGCAGAGTTTTACAGCGATAGAATAAACAAGCTAGCAATGGAGCCCTTACCAGAAGATGGTGATGTCAGGCATCTCAATGCAGAGGTCAATAGACGTAGACTAGAGATAGATACGCTGAAGTGGACAACAGCCAGGAACCAGCCGTTCGGTATACGTGACAAGAAAGAAGACCAGCCACAATCACAAGCGTTTACCATTAGCTGGCAAGGTGGAGATGTGGCAGTCAGTGCATTGGAAGAGGATGAACAAGACGTTGTGGTCAAGCATTAGGCATGGTGAGATGTGTGTGTAAGAGACATCCTGAGCGTCCGATCTACGCGCGTGAAATGCATACATTCATATGTTTGAATATGTACAGTAAACCAAGCAGGTTTGAAACAAGGCAACCACTACATCTTGTGGTTTGCAAAAACTGCATAGCTCCCACAAATGCTAAGTCGTTGTAATGATTAAACAATATTGCATAGTTAACATAATACTTATTATGCGAAATAGGATTTGCTATGCGTTTTAAGCATACCACCCCCCCCACCCCCCGACATTTTTGCCGCCGTTTCTATACACGTAATATACCTGCGGAGCAGGGAGTGTGACCCACTCTGACTTAACACCTAACCAGCATGCTATGCTTGGACACCTTACAGAGCTACGTAGGGGCGTTGTGAGTAGCGAGAGTGCATCTGAGCAGTTAGAGTGTGCGGTATTGCTTTTGGACTTGTACGAGGCTATCTTGGAGAAGAACGGTATATTGATATACGAGGATCAGGATGAGGTATTGCAGCATTGACGCATATTGAGATACCGTATGAGCCTAGGCCGTTACAGATGTCTTTGCACAATGAGATGCAGTTAAAGCGGTGGGGTGTTGTTGTATGTCATCGTAGGTTTGGCAAGACTGTATGGGCTATTAATCATTTATTAAGGGATGCATTAGTTTCTGGTAAGACTACCCCCCGATATGCTTATATGGCCCCCACCTATCGCCAGGCGAAGAATGTAGCTTGGGATTATATAAAACATTTTGCTGGTGGTATACCGAATGTAAAGTTTCACGAAACTGAATTGCGGTGTGACTTACCTACTGGGGCTAGGATTAGCTTACTCGGTGCAGAAAACCCTGATAGTTTACGTGGTATATATTTGGATGGATGTGTCATGGATGAGGTTGCTGACATGCCTGAGAATGTATTTCCAGAAGTGTTACGCCCTGCATTATCTGATCGTAAAGGGTTTTGTATATTTGTGGGTACGCCTAAAGGTCACAATGCTTTCTATGATTATTATGAGCAAGCTTCTTCAAGTGAGGATTGGTTGAGTGCGGTGTATAAGGCTAGTGAGACTGGTTTGTTGGATAACGAAGAGTTGGAAGCTGCCAGGGGTATGATGACCCATGATCAGTATCAACAGGAGTTTGAGTGTAGTTGGAATGCAAATGTGCCAGGTGCTATTTATGGCAAGGAGTTAGAAGAGGCCACGACTGGGGGCAGGGTATCTAATGTTCCTTATGATCCAGCGCACAAGGTAGACACCTGGTGGGATCTTGGGATTGGTGACTCGACATCGATTTGGTATACCCAGACGGTTGGCAGGGCTGTGCATGTTATAGATTATTATGAAAATAGAAATCAGGGGTTGCCGCATTACTGTCAGATTCTTAACTCAAAGAATTATTTATATGGTACGCATAACGCGCCGCACGATATAGAGGTGCGTGAATTGGGTAGTGGTAAGAGCCGAAGGGAAGTAGCCTGGGATCTAGGGTTAAATTTTAGGGTGGTTCCCAAGCTTCCTATAGAGGATGGGATACATGCCGCGCAAATGTTGATACCTAGGTTGTGGTTTGATCGTGAGAAGTGCAAGCAGGGTTTAGAGTGTTTGCGCCAGTATCATAGGTCTTATAATGATAGGACAAGATCATTTAGGGCTAATCCGGTGCATGATTGGTCTTCTCATGCGGCTGATGCGTTTAGGTATTTTGCTGTAGGTCTTAGGGAAAGTGGGCCAACAATGAGGGCTCCACAGATGCAAGCAATGTCAGACTATGATCCGTTCGCAGCTTAAATATAAGATTGCCAGGTATACTGACGCTGCTGAGGTAACAGAAGTTTGTGCAATGTTTCAGGCGGAAAGCTGGCAAAAATTTGCAACATTTGATTTTGATAGAATGCAACAATGGATAGAAGAAAGAATTGATACAGATGACAGTGATATTTTTACTGCATGGGATAATGATTTATTAGTTGGATGTCTTGTAGGAATGGCCTATTACTACCCATATTCAAAAACACTAGTCGCCGGTGATTATATCTGGTATGTTATCCCTGAGTATCGAGGCGGCATGGTAGGGGTGCGGTTGATGAAGATGTTTGAAGAATGGGCGCGAGGCGTTGGTGCGGTTAATATTTGTACTGGGGCAACATCTGGCATAAATAGTGAAAGGGGCGCGTTACTATTGCAGCGCCTGGGTTATAGTCCGGTAGGACTTTCTATGCAGAAGGATTTAATATAATGGGTGGTTTTTGTAGTGGGCCAACGCCAAGTCAGCAACAAGACATAGACACTGGAAAATTTTCTGGTTCTTCAGCGCCAAAAAATTCAGCGCTTGATGATATACAAATGGATTTAGGTATGAAACCTAAAAACCAAGCATACTTTCGTGATTTAGAAGATCGGCAAAAAAGATCTCAAGAAGCTATGGATAATCTTGGAAAAGATATTTTTGGCAGACCTGCTTCTGATGATAGTCCGGCTCCAGCGGCTACGCCAACACCAGAAATACCGCCTGTAGCTGAAGCACCAGAAGTTCCGGAAGCGCCAGGAATGGTAACTGGTGAAGTGCAAGCTCCTATTAAAGAAGATGAAGAAACCGGTGTTGGCACTGCTGCTAGTGGGGAAGCTGAAGCTGCACAAATTGAAGCAGAAGCAGGTGGAGAAGCTGAAAAGAAAGTTGCAGGTACAGCAAAAACAAGTAGGCGCAGTACAGTAAAAACAACGGCTCAAGGATTGTTAGCAGAAGCACCCACACGTAAAAGAAGATCTCTTATGGGTAAAATGATTGCATGATGTACGGCAAAAAGAATATCGCCGGTGAAATGGGGGCTCGCGCATCTCAACCAGCAAAGCGCCGCGCTGACATGACTGTTGATCCATTAGAAAGATTAAACCAAAAAATGGCTGGGCGCACACATGGTGGTTTAGCTATGGGTAAAGATAAAAAAAAGAAAAATCCTTCTTTAATGAATAGTATTGGAATGATGTAATGGTACAAGTAAATCCGCTTATTGCACAGTTAGACCGTAGGTTTAAGACGTTACAGACGCAAAGATCTAATTGGGAAAAGCATTGGCAAGAGCTTGCGGATTATATGTTACCGCGAAAAGCAGACATCACAAAGAAGAGAACCCAAGGGGATAAGCGAACTGAGTTAATTTATGACGGTACAGCCGTACACGCTGTAGAATTACTTTCGTCCTCTTTGCATGGTATGCTCACTTCTCCTAGCTCCCCTTGGTTCTCGATGCGATACCGTGATCCAGGATTACAAAATGATGACATGGCTAATGAGTGGTTAGAGCTATGCATGGATCAAATGTATAAAGCTTTTAACAGATCAAATTTTCAACAAGAAATACACGAGTTATATTATGACCTAGTTGTTTTTGGTACGGCTGCTTTAATGGTTGAAGGTGACAAGGATGGCATTAGGTTTTCTGCGCGTCACATTGCAGAGATAACTGTAGCTGAAGACGCGAATGGCCTTGTTGATACAGTGTATAGAAAATTTAAAATGAGCGCTCGTGCAGCAGCACAAAGGTTTGGCGAAGATAAATTACCGCAACAAATGTCTAAAGACATAAAAAATGATCCCCACAAAGAACATGAGATTGTACACGTTGTATTTCCAAGAGGTGAGTCAAAAACAAAACTAGCTAAAGGTAAACCTATTGCATCTGTTTATTACCACGCTGATTCAAAGTCTATGTTGTCAGAAAGTGGTTTTGATGATTTTCCGTTTATGGTTCCACGTTTTGTTAAAGACAGTGTAAGTACTTACGGTAGATCTCCAGCTATGAATGCGCTGCCTGATGTTAAGATGGTTAACAAAATGTCTGAGACAACAATACGTGCTGCTCAAAAACAGATTGACCCACCGCTAATGGTTCCGGATGATGGTTTTGTATTACCGGTAAGAACAACGCCAGGCGCACTAAACTTTTTTCGTACAGGCACAAGAGACAGGCTAGAGCCGTTGCAAATCGGCGCTAACAATCCGTTAGGTTTAAACATGGAAGAGCAAAGGCGCAATGCAATACGCCAGGCTTTTTATGTTGATCAGTTGCTTATGTCACAAGGCCCAGCCATGACTGCGACTGAGGTGTTGCAACGTAATGAGGAAAAAATGAGGCTTCTCGGACCTGTCTTAGGCAGGTTGCAATCAGAACTGTTGCAGCCTCTAATCTCTCGGTCTTTTGCGTTGCTGCTCCGGAATGGCCTCCTCCCTGCTGCTCCGGAGCAACTACAAGGTCAAGACATCGACATTGAGTATGTGTCACCATTGGCAAAAGCGCAAAAACTTACAGACCTTCAGTCTATGCTCAGAGGGTTTGAGGTTATGATGCAGGTAGCAGAAATAGCTCCAGTTATGGATTATTTAGATAGTGATAAGCTTGTTCAGTACTTAGTTGAGGTAACAGGTTTACCTGCGCGTGTTATTAGAAGTGATGAAGAAGTAGCGAAAATGCGTAGACAGCAAGCGCAAGTTGCTGAACAACAAGCCGCAATGCAGCAACAAATGATGCAAGCAGAACAGGCTAATCAAGTTGCGCCATTAGTTAAGGCAGTAGGTGGTTTAGAGCAGTGAAGCAATTAGAAGAATTAAAATTATCTTATCGCCGCACGTTTAATACAGATGACGGTGAAAAAGTATTAAAAGATCTCAAATCAAGGTTTGGTTATGAGACAACGACATTTTCGGGCAACCCACATGAAAGTGCATTTAACGAGGGCCAGCGAGCAACAGTGTTGTTAATTGTCCGAATGCTGGCTGAAGGGAAGGAACCGCAATGAGCGAAGAGGCAATCCAAGATACAGGATCTCAAGAAGGTGCAGTAGCAGATGCAGCACCGGTTAGTTTTTTAGAAACACTAGACGAGCAATACCGAAACGAACCAATGTTTAGACACATAACAAGCGCAAACGATATGGCAAAAGGTTACGTGAGTGCGCAACGTATGATAGGTGCAAACAAAGTTGCTATACCTGGTAGTTCGGCAACTGCTGACGATTGGCGAGAAGTATATACACGGCTTGGGGCTCCGACAGAAGCTAATCAGTATGATCTTGGTAAGGATATTCCGTTAGAAGATTCATACGTTAACTCGTTTAGAGAGCATGCTTTAAATGCTGGTCTTAATGGTCAACAAGCAAATGTAATGATGGATTTTGTTAAATCTGCTGTAACAAATATGAATGACAATTTTTCTCAAGGCACAGAGGAAGCGCAGTATTCTGCTGAACAAGAATTAAGACAAGAATACGGTCAAGCTTTTGAGCAAAGATTACAGGTTGCACAATTAGCTGCAAATCAGTTATTAGGCGGCACGGAAATTTTTGATGAAATAAAACTTGCAGATGGGCGAATGTTGGGCGATCATCCAGATATAATACGGATGTTTTCTAACCTTGCTACGCAAATTGGAGAGGATAATATTGAGGGTACACCTACGGAAATGATTATGACACCAGAGGAAGCAAACAGACAACTTGCTGACATCACTAGACTTGATGGCCCATATGGTGATAGAATGCACCCACAACACGATGAGTACGTGCAAACAGCGTTACGACTTCGTGATTTCTTATAGTGGATAACCGAAAGGCCCACTAGTAAGCTTGTAGTCAAGCGGAGTAGCTACCCTAAGTAGCAGCAAGGCCTCGCAAGAGACAACCAAGCGCATAAATCTTTAACTGAAACAAAAGTAGGAGAGACAACATGTCTACCCAAATTACTACAGCTTTTGTCAACCAGTTTAGCGCTAATGTCCAAATGCTATCGCAGCAGATGGGTTCTTTGCTGCGTAATGCAGTAGATACAGAAAGCGTTAATGGTGAGAAAGCTTTCTTTGACCAAGTAGGACAAGCTGCTGCTGTTCTACGCACAAGTAGGCATCAGGATACGCCTTTAGTTGAAACCCCACATACCAGGCGAATGGTGACAATGTCGGACTATGAGTACGCTGACTTGATCGATGATAGCGATAAAGTACGTTTGCTAGTAGATCCAACATCTACTTATAGCCGTGCAGCCGCTGCTGCTATGGGTCGAGCAATGGATGATGTTATCATCACTGCTGCTTTAGGTTCATCGCAAACAGGTAAAGACGGTTCAACAACAACAGCGTTACCTGCTGGACAAAAGATTGCTCATGGTTCTGCTGGTTTGACTATTGCTAAACTAGTATCTGCTAAAGAGTTACTAGATTCAGCAAGTGTTGATCCATCTATTCCACGGCACATTATTGTTTCACCAAAGCAGATTTCTGATCTGTTGAACAATACAACCGTGACTTCAGCCGACTTCAATACTGTTAAGGCTTTGGCTCAAGGTGAAATTAATTCATTTGTTGGATTTAACTTCATCGTAAGTAATCGTTTGACCGATGACGGCACAAGCCGCCAGGTTATCGCGTTTGCCCAAGACGGTCTGAAGCTTGCTGTTGGCAAAGAGCCAGCCGCACGTATTGATGAACGTGCTGACAAGTCATACTCAACTCAAGTCTATTACTGCCAGACTATTGGTTCTACCCGTATGGAAGAATCTAAAGTGGTAGAAATAGCTTGTAACGAATAAGGAGATTGACTAATGGCTACTGTTTATTCAACACAACGCACTAACACACGCGCTACTCCAGCCGTGATGAACAAGGCGAATGAGCTAGGCGGCAGGGTCCGTGTTGCTCATGGTACTTACGAAGCATCTTCTTTAGCATCTGGTGATGTTATTGAGATGTTTATTTTACCAGATGGCGCAAGATTGCTTGAAGGGTCACTAGCACATGATGCTATGGGTTCATCAACAACCTTGTCAGTTGGTTACGCAGCGCACACTAATGCTGCTGGAACCGCTGTTGTCGCTGCTGCTGCTGCATACAAAGCTGCTGCTGCATCAACATCTGCTCAGAAAGTGGACATCCTTGCTACCTTGGCTCTTGGATCAGGTACAGAGACAGACACTAATGAAGACGGTGTTGCTGTTACCGCAACTATGGGCGGTGCTGCTGGTACAGGTACTATCGAAGTAACTATCAAGTATGTAGTTGACTAATTAGGTTGGGGCGGTTCGCCGCCCCTTCTTTTACAGGATAGGTTAAAATGGCGAGTACAGTTGATATTGCAAACTTTGCGCTTAACAATCTAGGCGCTTCTAACATCACCTCATTAGATGAAAACAGTAAAGCGGCGCGTGTTGTTAATCAAAGATACGAATCGGTTAGGGATACTGTTTTTAGGGCTCACCCTTGGAACTGTCTAACAAATAGGGCAAGTCTAGCTCAAGAGACAACAGCACCAGCATATGGTTATGCATTTCAATATTCATTACCAACAGATCCTTTTTGCTTGCGTGTGTTAGAATTTAGCAACGGCTCTCTTTCATATCCGCAAGACAACATAACAAATAATTCTGGTGGCCCAGTGTTTGTAATAGAGGGCCGCAAGCTTCTTACTGATGAAGGTAGCGCTCAAATTAAATATATTGGGCGTGTAACAGACACACAACTTTACGATGCTAGTTTAATAGAAGCGTTAGCTGCTAGGTTATCTGCTGAGATATGCTACGCTATTACAGGTTCTACTAGTATGGTTCAGATACAAACATCATTGTATGAAGGTAAAATTACTGAAGCACGATTTAACGATGCAACAGAGGGTGCAACGCAACGCCTAGAGGCAAGTGATTTTATTGAAAGCAGGTTCTAATGGCACGTTCTGCACCAGCGTTTAGTTCTTTTACAGCAGGTGAAATAAGCCCAAAGTTAGAGGGCCGTACCAATATAGAAAAGTATCGTGAAGGATTATCAGACCTTACAAACATGGTTGTTATGCCTCATGGCGGTGTAACACGTAGACCAGGCACAGAATACCTTGGAGAAATAAAAAGCAGTTCTGTTAAAACAAGGTTGATACCGTTTCAATTTAAAACGGCTGATACTTACATTTTAGAGTTTGGTGAACAGATTATGCGTGTGTTTCGTAATGATCTGCAAGTTCTTACTAGCTCTGCAAAAACAATTACCGCTATTACTAAAGCTAATCCAGGCGTTTTAACTAGTAACAGCCACGGATTTAGCAATGGCGATGAGATCTTTATCGATAGCGTTGGTGGTATGACAGAGCTAAATGGACGTAACTATCGGGTAGCAAACTCAACAACAAACACGTTTACGCTTGTAGATTTATTTGGCAGCGCAATTAACACAACAAGTTTTACAACATTTACATCTGGGGGAACTGCAACAGAAATTTTTGAGGTTGCAACGCCATACACAGAAGCGCAGTTGTTTGATGTTCGTTTTGCACAATCGGCTGATACTATGTTTATAGTTCATCCAAGCCATCCAGTTAAAACGCTAACGCGAACAGATCATAATGCTTGGACGTTTGCATCTCTAAGCATAAATGAAAATAGCACTCCAACACTTACAAGTACAAATAATTATCCTAGCGTTGTTTCTTTTTTTGAACAGCGTTTAGTTTTTGGTAATACAAACAATAATCCGCAAACATTGTGGTTTAGTAAAAACGGAGACTACGACAACTTTGCTACAGGTACTGGAGACAATGATGCTCTTATCTATACCATTGCTTCAAACCAGGTAAACGCGATACGTTTTTTATCAGCTACTAGAGTTTTAACTGTTGGCACTTCTGGTGGTGAATATGTTTTAACATCAACGAATGATGGACCGGTTACACCTACAACAACACTTATTCGTAAATACTCTAATTACGGTACAGCAGAAATAGAACCGGTACAGGTTGCTGACGTTACTTTGTTTGCCCAACGCGGCAAAAGAAAAATACGAGAGTTTAAATTTGTTGGTGACGTTAATACTGGCGGCTATTCAGCGCCTGACATGACTATCTTAGCAGAGCATGTGACAGAGGGCGGTCTAGTGCAAATGGCTTTTCAGCAAGAGCCTGACAGCGTTGTGTGGTGTATTAGGGCTGATGGTACGCTTTTAGGTTTAACGTATCGCCGTGAAGAAGAGGTTGTTGCCTGGCACAAACACATTATTGGTGGTGCTTTTAGTAGCGGTCAGGCAGTTGTAGAAAGCATTGCTACTTTACCTACAGACACCGGTGAAGATGAATTATATATGATTGTTAAAAGAACAATTAATAGTGTTACAAAACGATATGTAGAAAAACTAAAGTTATTTGATTTTGGCGATAGTACAACAGGTGCATTTTTTGTAGATAGTGGATTGTCTTATAGTGGCGGTTCAGTAAATAGTCTTTCTGGTTTGTATCATTTAGAAGGTGAAACATTACAAGTATTAGGAAATGGTGCATCGCATCCAAGCAAAACTGTTAGTGCTGGTACTGTTGCTTTAGACTACGCATCAACATCAGCCGCTGTTGGATATGGATTTGATAGCAATATGCAAACATTACGCATTGAATCAGGGTCTGTAGACGGTATTAGCCAGGGTAAGCCTAAGCGTGTCCACGGCATAACAGTAAGATTTTTTGAAACTGTTGGTGCAGAAGTTGGCAATGACAGTGGCGAAGTAGACAGAATATTTTTTAGAGATAGTTCTATGGATATGGATACCGCTGTTCCTATGTTTACTGGTGACAAGGATATAGAGTTTCCAGGTGGATTTGATGACGATGATCGTGTATTTATAAAACAAGGTCAGCCTTTACCAATGACCGTTCTTGCGTTCTACCCACGCATGAATACATTTGATAAGTGAGTTAAGTAATGTGTAATCCTTTAACGCTTATATCAACCGGAATGCAAGTTGTTGGCGGTATTCAAAGTAAAAAAGCAGGTGATAGAGCAGCCGCTGCTGCACTACGTGCTGGTGAATTTAACGCAAAAATTATTGAACGTGACATTGATTTACTTGAACGACAAAGAGGAATTGTAAATTCAAATTATCTTGTTGAACAAGAAAGAACAGCAATAGCATTTGAAAGAGATGTTCAAGGTTCAGCAAAAGCAGGTTTTGGTTATGCTGGATTTGATATGAGCCAAGGTACACCTATGTCAGTTCTAAGGCAAAATGCTCGTGAGTTTGATTACGAAACAAAAATCCGTGAGTTCAATAATAAAATAACAAACATGCAGATTACAGATGCTCAAGAAGAAGCAGAGTTAAATGCAGAGTTGTCGCGTATGGAAGGTGGTATGGCTGCTGCATCTGCTCGCGCTCAAGGCACAGCCTCATTGATAAGTGGATTAGGTGACGCAGCTAAGTTTGGTTATGAAGCTGGTCTTATAGGTGGGGATTAATAATGG